GATGGAGAAAGGGGCAAATATTGCAGACAAAGGAGCCGGAGCTATGAAGAAAGCCGGTTTGGTACAAGACCCTGATAAACAACCCGCTGAAGAAGGAGTACCGGCATAATGGCTAAGAAAAAGAAAAAAGATAAAGAAACTAAGATTTCATCTTTGTCTAAAGAAAAAGCGCTAGATGATGCTCTAAGAACAAGAACATTCAGGAAGCGTAAAAGGGAGGATTTTTGGACAAACCTCTTAACTGATGATCGTTCTGCTAAAGGATTAGCGAATATTAAGGTAGATGGAAAAAATGCTAATACCCATATTAAAGGAGTCTCTCCAAATCCTAGTAGTCTATCTCGTAAAGAACGCTTACAACGGGCTGCGAAGATGAACGAACTAAATAAAATTGCAGGGTTACTCAAAAAGGGGAATAAAAAAGATAAGAAAGATGCGGATGATGTAAAACCAAAAAGAAAACGCCCCGTAGAGAAAAAGAAAACTAAAAACAAACTTACTATAAGTGTTAAACCGATTAAGGTAGAAACTAAAAAGGAAGAGGAAGCAAGAAAGAAACGTAACCCACGAAAAGGGAATCTTCCCCGTAATAGATATGGAGTTAAATTATGACTATTAAAGTAGCCCCAAGAAGAAAGCCAATACCTGTACCTAGTCACGAGGAATTCATGGAAGGGCGTAAGAAGCTTAAACCGTATAGACCTAAACCAAAACCTAAACCAAAAAAGAAACCTAGCCCAAAAAAGAAAAACTTGCTTTATAAAGGAACTCCGATGGAGAAACGAAAAAGGAGTAGACCTGCTTAATGCCAAGAAAAAAGGTAAACAAGGCAACTGACATCGAAGAGCTTTTCGATCAGTTTAAGAGAGTTACTCAATATAGTAGTGATTTAGAACGCCACCAAGAGTTTCGTGAATTGTTTCTCGGTTCCGAAATAGGAAGACGGGTGTTCAATGAAATACTAGGTATGGGCTATATGGCAAACGATACAACAAAGTTTAACACAAACGGGGTTGACCCGAATGCGACTTTAATATCAACTGGGGAACGCAAGTTGGCTTTATCAATCCATAAGCTGGTTATGGTAGAACCATCCGCTCCTCCACCACCAACACAAAAAACGAGGCGATAAATTATGGCTGAAGAACAAGCAGTAGAAGAAGCTGAAGAAACAGAAGCAACTGAAGAAGAGACGGAGACCGAAGCCCCTGAAGAACAAGAATCAGTAGAGATTGAATCTTGGAGAGATTTGATTGAGGATGAGAAATTACAGAAACACGCTGAACGATTTACTAGCGTCGATGCGTTAGTACAAGCTAATCTGGAATCCAGACAAAAACTATCGAAATCAATTGTCCCACCGGGAGAAGGCGCAGAGGAAGAAGAGGTTACTGCGTATCGAGAAGCACTTGGCGTTCCTAAAGATGTAGACGGGTATGATTTTCTTTTACCTGAAGGCATGGAACGAACAGAGCAAATGATGGATTCCGAAGACCATTGGGCGAATCTTTTTCTAGATAACAACGTACCAAAAGCAACAGCGGATGTTTTGATTAGCGAATTCCGTGGTGAGATAGAAAAGATGATGGGGCAAAAAGCGGAAATGGATGATGCGTATACGAAACAAAGCGAAGAAGCCATGCGGAAAGAATGGGCGGAAGATTACGATAAAAATATTATATTTGCATCACGGGCGAGTGAAGCATTATTAGGAGATGATTTTGAAGACGCTAGACATATAGAAACGTCTGACGGAAGATTCATTTTAGATAATCCTATCCTAGTTCGTATGTTTGCAAAGTTAGGGAGAGATATGGGAGAAGGTGCTTTAGGTAGCGTAGCTACAGAAGGAGAAAAAGATACTTTAATGGAACAAGCAAACACCTATCGTGATAAACGAAAAGAAGCTTACGCCAAGGGGAATCACGCAGAAGCTAGAAAGTGGGATGAGAAAGAACGCTTGGCGCTTGATAAACTGCATGGTGGTGGCGCTATTGTAGGAACGGATACGAGGACTTCATAATGAGCCACGAAAAAAGCTCTACTTACGAAATAGACGGAAAACATTATGTAGTTAATACGGCAGGATTTCGTTCCGATGACGCAGCTATTAATGCTACATTTTCTAAGAAAAATAAAAAAAGAAAAAGACCTACTCCTTATAAAACAGATAAAGAAGCACAAGCTGCTTCAAGAAAAAGAAGTGCAAAAACTGATAAAGTCGTACAGAAAAATTCTCGGGCTAGTGGGTATTTTAAAAGACGAACACGCTCTGACCCGAATCATAAAGATTGAATTGACATTATACACTGTATAAGTGTATATTTTTCATAGGCGGCTTCCCTTCCGGCCCCGCCGATAAGTTTGACAACATGACCGATGCCCCGTTAGAAGGAAGACATGGCCTCCGAAAGGACTTCCCAAATTCCGAATTCAAAACGGCTTCCAGAGGAAATGAAATAGCAGTTATTATTATTTTACTATTCACTAATTTGGAGGCTTATAATGGCTACCTCAATTACTAATTCGTTTATCACGCAATATGAGCGTGATGTCCACGATGTCTTTCAAAGGGAAGGGTCGGTTTTAAAGCCTACCGTTCGTTTTAAGTCTGACGTTGTTGGCTCTGTAGCGACTTTCCAGAAAATCGGAACTGGCGTTGCAACTACAAAAGCAAGACACGGAACAATTACTCCGATGAATCAAACTCATACGGCTATCTCCACAACCCTCGCTGATTTCTATGCGGGCGATTGGGTTGATAAACTAGATGAGGCAAAAATTAACATTGATGAGAGAATGGCTATCGCTCGTGGCGGTGCTAAAGCTCTGGGTCGAAAGTGTGACGATCAAATCCTCACGACTTTGGATTCCACATCTACGTCAACTGTTACCATTGCTGTAGGAACATCTTCAGCAGTAAGAAACGGCTTGTTGGGTATGATTAAATCTTTAATCGCAAACGATGCTTATGATCCCGGAAATATGTACGGTGTTATGTCTCCTACTTTATGGGCTATGGCGTCTACAATTAACGAGTTCGCATCCTCTGATTATGTCGGAGCCGATGGACAAGTGTACAACACGGGAGCGCCAGTTGGCTCTTTCAAGCGTTGGGCGCAAGTTCTTTGGACTGTTCATTCTGGAAATCCGGGTGTAGGTACATCTACATCTAAAGTTTTCCTTTGGAACAAGACGGCTGTTGGGTATGCTTCGGGTAAAGCTCCGGGTAATCTCGCAGGTACAATGTCGGGTGAAACATCTGTTGGCGCAGATATCACATGGCACGGTGATCGAGCAGCGCATTTTGTAAATCATGCAATGTCCGGTAATTCTGTAATGATTGATGATGGTGGAGTAGTCGAAGGAAATGTCGATGATACTGCTGCTATCCCAACTTCATAAGGAGGGATAATTTATGGCTTACTCAGCAGGTGATTTATATAACCACGGGACAGGTTATCCCGGAAATGCGTATTACACCTATAAGTCAGATACGGATACACGAGAAACCGTTATGACTGCGGGATACTTCAACAACTCGGACGATAATCTTAATCTGACTGCCGATGACACTATTTTTGTTATCGGGGATCAGGGTGGGTACACACTCCGGGTAGATGTTGTTACTTCTGGTTCTGTTGCAACCGAGTTGGGAACGGGTTCCCCGGTTATTCTCTCAACTCATATGTTGGCAATTTCTACGACAACAAGCGCATGGGTAGTATCTCCATGTGATGGTATTGTTAGCCGTATGTGGACTGTTATTCACGGCGCTTGCGGAACCGATACCACTATGGGTATGGAAATCGCAGGAACCAATGTAACAGATGGGGCTTCCGCTGCTATCATCACAATTACTGCTTCAGGTTCTGCGGCAGGTGATGTGGATACCGGAACAGCCGACGCAGCTAACGTAATAACTGAAGGAGCAGCTATCGAAGTCACTTGTGGCGGCGAAGGCAGTACGGCTTCTGAAGCAACGTGTTTCGTTGAAGTTTTACCAGCGTAAATTAATCGGGGGGCTTCGGCTCCTTGATTTTTCTTTGAACCTTTATGATAGGAGACAGAAATGGCATTTATACCAGCCGATCTGACTAACATGGGTTCGTATAATGGCTTTAATCATTGGCGTTATGATACTCTGGAAGCTTCCACAGCAGTGGATGCGGCTGGGTATTTTAATAACTCTGATGACGACCAGATCTTTCAGGTTGGCGACTTAATCTATACCGTTGATTGGACAACTGCTGTCCGCACCGGTACAATAGCCGGGATGGGCTTGCATATAGTTAATGCTGTCGCCTCTGGCGCTGTCGATATATCTGATAATGTTCTGAATGCCTCTTATGCGGATTCAGATTAAGTAGTTTAACGTGAAGTGCGGGTTTTCCTTCGTTTGGTCTCCTCCTACGGAGGGAAACCCGTATTTTCATTATTTACAAAGGAGAAAGAATGATAAAGGCGAAGGCGCATAGATTAAACAAACCGGAAGACGGTAATTTTGGAAAAATTTGGAACTATATTTGCGACCAACACGAAATTAAAGAGTGTTTTACAGAAGGATTTTTTAGCACGATGGGAGGAAATCTCATGGCGGGAGATACGGTACGAATGATTGAAATTCGTAAGAATCGTATTATTTCGTTGTGCGAAGGAATTGTGTTAGAAGTAACTAAAAATACAACAGGATATAAAGTAGAATTCCATCCTTTAAGCGAAAAAATTAAAAGATTTCCACTGGGGGAAGGGGTTAAAGAAAAACCTTCTACAGAACCCGCACCCGTATTTATCTCTGGTACAGGATTAGTAGAATGGAATCTGGGAAAACGAACCTACGTTATTACCGCTGATGGAAAACCTGTTTGTGAAATAGAAAATAAGGCGGAAGCCCATGCTGTCGCACGGGGGGATAAACCACTACCTGTTATGGCTTAAAAGGAGTACTGTATGCCTAGTGAAACCGATATAGCGAACGTAGCATTAAGGTTAGTTGGGGGTACTAGAATTACTTCTTTTACTCAAGCGACTCCAAATGCAAACGCTGTTAATGATATATATTCGGAAATTCGAGATAACATGCTCGAATTCCCATGGAATTTTGCTACCCAACGAGTCCAATTAGCTCAATTAACCACGGCTCCTAGTTTTGGGTATGATTATGCTTATGCTCTCCCCGCTGACTGGCTTTACACTGTTTCTGTCCACGATAACGATGGCGGATACGGTACTATTGATTATAGGGAAGAACAAGTAGCCAGTCAAAAAGTTATATCCACCGATCATTCTTCAGTTTATTTAGTTTATGTAAAAAGAGAAATTGATCCTAATCTTATGCCCGCTTCATTCCGAATGGCATTAGCATCTACACTAGCTAGAAACTTAGCAATTACAATTGCAAATTCAAATGTTCTTGAAGACCAACTTGCTGCAAGAGCGGAAAAAGATTTATCAAAAGCTAAATCTATAGACGCTATGTCGTCTTTTCCAGAACCACGCCCTCGTGGATCATGGGCAACTTCCCGAAATGGGTTTCAATAATGCCTAAAGTTCACCCTATAACACCTTCAATGAATACGGGGGAACTCACCCCTCGTTTAGCTGCTAGAGTAGATTTTAATAAATATCAAAGCGGCGTCGAAACAATGGAGAATCTTATCCCTCTCCCAGAAGGCGGAGCTATGCGCCGCTCTGGAACACGTTATATTACCGCTACTAAAACAGGCGCTACTATAAAATCCCGACTCAAGAAATTTGAATTTTCCACAACCCAGAATTATATTTTGGAGATGGGAAATTACTATATGAGGTTTTACAGAGACCAAGGACAGATCACGGTTCCCAATATTACCGCTTCGATTACCAATGGAACTTTTCCTTCCGGAATCGGCAGTTGGACTGACAGATCTGGAAGCGGATCATCAATCGCCCACGATTCTACTAATGATAGATTAAGTCTGGTTTCCA